TCATTTGAACGAGAGCCAAATCTTGGGATCAATCTGCAGCGAAGAGTCCTGGCTCCGTATCGGCTTCACCGGCGATAGTGTAGCGACCATTTCCGTCACAACATTTCGCTCCGAATGAACAGCCGCCGAGATTGAGTTTCATCTGATCACCGAATGCGGGGCGGCCATAAGAGCGGCCGCCCCGTTGTCAGTTCGGCAATCGCTTACTGCGCGAGGCGGTCGAAACCTGCGAAGAAGCCGACCGAGCGGGTCACGCAAGTGTCGGTCTGCGTCGCTGAGAGATCAGGCGCGGTGTTGGCGCGCACATACTGTTTTGCGCTCCCGAGATCGACCGAAACCTCGACCTGACCGGACGAGGCCGACGCCGCCGTCGAGCCGGTCGCGACCACGGTCGAGCCGGTCTGATAATCGGCCCAGGTCGACCCATCGGCGCTGTCCTGAATGGCATAGCCAACAGTGAGCGTCTTGCTGGTCGCCAGAACGGCATCCCAGACGACGCCGAGAACCATGCTATCTGGCATGGAGCCAGCCGAGAAGCCACCGACGCGGTCGATGGTTACGCCGGTCGTGGTCGTGGCATCGCCCGAACCACCAGCGGTCGCGGCAGCCGCCGCAGAGAGACGACGCAGCGCGCCAAGCGAGCCAACGTCGTGTTGAAGAACGATATCTGCCATGAAAGTCTTTCCTTCTTCGGAATTTCAGAGAGGCGGTAGGCCGGGCCGTAGCCCGGCTGTCGCGCTTACGAGATGGCCGGAGCCCAGCGGACTGCCTGGATGACCGCGACGGAAGCGTCGTGGCGCATCTGGAAGTCGTGCTCGGCAATGGCGCGGATGATCGTCTGGTCGTTCTGGAACGCCGAAACGGTCGCGCCAGTCGAGTCGACGTAGCTGCCCTCGCGCGAAACGGCGAGTTCGAGCTGCATCGAGTCGAGCAGCATAGCCTCGGTCATTTCGACCAGGAACACGAACGAGCAGTCGGTCTTCGAACCGTCGCCGTTGTAGTAGTTCGTGCCGATCTGCGTCGTCTTTTTGAACGGATAGCCCAGCAGCGTGCCCTTGATCAGCTCGTCGCGATAGACATAGACGCCGAGGCTGTTCTGGACGTTGAAAAGGTAGTTGTAGCTGCGGGGGTTCATGAACCATACGCGCTTGCTGTCGCGGACGTTCGCGGTATCGAGACGATTGACCGCGCCACCGAGTTCCGAGGCAACCGTCGCCAGCGTGTAGGTGCCGTTCGACGTGATGAAGTTGCCGCCGGTCGAATTGGCCGGATCGGAACCATTCACCGCTTCCGTCGAATTCGCGCCCGTCAGCCACACGCCGGGCGTGCCGCCCTTGGCCGCGACCCAGCCATTGGCGAACGACAGGAAGCCGCGCGGGGTGTCGGACGTGCCGTCACCAAGGATGAAGGCAAGGTCTTCACGAAGCCCGATCACCAGCACCAGATCGTCACGCACGAATGCGTCAACGGCCGGGTCGGCATAGCGCATCATGTCGTTCGACACCGGGACCAGGGCCGTCAGCTTCTTGTAGCTGGCGACGATCTGATTCAGCGTCTGCTGCGTCTGCGTGATGGCCTTGTTCTCGGCGCCATAGGATGCAGTCGCTGCGGAGGCCTGACCGGGAAGAGTCATGGTGCCGCGAGGCATCGGGATATTGCGCGGGCCGGCCGCACGAACGACGGCCTGGGCACGCAACAGCGGGATGATCTCGTTCATGTAGTCAGGCGGAACGATGAAGCCGCCGGACGCACCGGATCCCATGAGCAGCGCCTTGGTCACCGGATGGCTTTCGCCATAGATGTCCTTCGACGCGGTGCGGGCATTGTAGAGATTGCCGCCGCCCATGCCCATCATCTTGACGATGCCGCCGATGACGAGGGACTTGTCCTTCTCGTACTCGTCCTTCTTGGCGACGACAGCAATGTCGGCACCTTCGACGGCCTGCCCGGCGACGGGCTGCGCGGTCTTGGCCACCAGCTCCTGCGCATCGACGGCGCGGGCAATCTGGTCATCAAGATCGATGACGGCCTGCTTCAGTTCGGGGTAGGACTTCTGCTCCTCTTTGGTCAGCGATTCCTTGCTTGCGAGCGCCTTGAACGAGTCATAGGCAGCCGCACGCTTCTTGCGGGTGTCCGCAATGGTCATGATAGGCTCCATCTGTGGGTTGCGGCGTCTCGCGACGCTGCGGGCAGCTTGCCCAAGGCTCCGAAAGGGCTATTCCGGTGGAATGCCGGAATTGGTTAGGCGGTAGAGACCGCCAGTAATTCGATGTCGCGACGGCGAGACGCGAGCGACGCCTTGTTCGTATCGCCCTCGTTTTCCGTGATCTCGCCAGTCGATTGCGTCTCAGTGTTCGAGGTATCGGCCAGAACGTCGTCCATCGCCTTCATACCCTTCTTGTGCATGGCGATGCCCTGCTTCATCAGGTCGACGCCCTGAGAGTGCATATCCTGCGCGTCCTTGATCGCCTTTTCGGTCGCGGCGGAAATCTTCTTGCCGGACTTTCCGACAGGAATCGTCCACGCCTTCATCAGCGCGCGCCCTGCGCGGAACTTCTGGATCGCGACGGTCTTGCCGGCCAGAACGATTTCCGCGTCCGCGGTAGGAAGCACGTCGATCGCATCGATCACATCGTCTTCGTCGTCATCGTGCAGGAGTTCAGACACCTCTTCGGCCGCCATGGCGAGAAAAGCATCGGCAAGTTGGCGCAGCGCATCGGAAAGCATCTGCGGGACCGCGGAATTATCTTCCTCGATGGCCGATTCCCATTGCGCGTCTTCGACCTGCCAGCCGAGTTGGGCCAGAAGATCGGCGAGGCGCCCGACCTGCCACATACCCTTCGCCTTGATGCCATCGACCATCTTTGCAACGGCGGCAGCGCGCGCCTTCTCTTCGTCCTTGCTCATCTTTTCCTCATATCCATCAAGCACGGCGCGCGCCTCCTTCGAGACGGCGTCGGGCAGATCTTCGGTCTGGGGGAGCCGCGATGCGGCGTTGCGAATGCCAGCGGCAACAGCGAAAGCTTTGCCGTCTTCGATCTTGGCGAATGGGAGCTTGTAGGAGCCCTTCAGGCCTGGATTGGCCGCATCATGCACCAGAAAGTATTTCGCGGCGCGTGCGCCATCCGGGCTATCTCCATCGAACCCGCATGCCTCGAATATGCTGGCCTTGGCCTCGGCGCCATCCCAATCGGACTTTTCGTCGAGCGGAAGGTCATCGGCCGCGCCGCACTTCCAATCCGGTTCCTTCGATGACTTCGCGCGCTGAACCACGGCCGCCTCCTTGTTGGCAGGAACCGACACGAAAGACAGTTCCAGCAGTTCGCTCTTGAGATATTTTTGCGGGCCACGCGGCTTCTTCGGGTCCATCGGCTCGGCATCTACCGGATCGAAGCCGATGGAGACCGTATCGATGACGGCTGATTTCACGAGGCCACAGATTTCGTCGGCTTTTGCGCTGATCCCTTCGGGTGCGAACATGACATCTGCATGGAGATCGCCGCCAACCATGACGGGATATGCGCGACCAACCGGCTGGTTGGGATCGTGCTGCCATAGAACGGGCACGCTCTCGGCATGTGAGATGCCGTCCTGCACCACGACTTCTCCGGCACGGTCGATCAACGCTGTAGAGCAGCGCACGCGGACCTGGCGAGGTCCAAGCTCTGCGGCCTGAACCTTTACCTGTTTCTGCAACATCGCATTTCCTCAGTTATCCGGCGCCACGTCTTGCGCAGCGGGTTGGTCGCCGCTTGTCGGGACCGGAGCTTCTGGCGCGGCACCATCTGCCGGGTGTCCTGCACCATCCGGTGAGGTGCCAGTCATGTCGCTGCCAAGCGCAGCGGTGTTCGAAGGAACAAGAAGCTTGTCTCCGCCCTCGACCGGGGGCAGCCCTTCGGAGCGTCGAACCTCATTCGGGGTCACGAAGCCGCTTAGGATACCGATGCGGGCAGCATTGTAGCGGGTCGCCATATCCGCGCGGAGCAGACGCGTTTCGTCCATGTCGACGTTCAGATCTTCCTTATCCAGATCAAAGACGCGAACGAATTTTTGCTCCCATCGTTCAAGGTCCGGCATGATCGTGTTCGACACATAGTCTTGATCTTGCTGGACCAGCGTATTGCCGCGCGGCGATGACGTTGCAACGCCGAGCTTC